ATACAGACCGCAAGGGGGTTAGGATATCGACGTTTGGCACAATTAGGGACAGAGATGGTGCCCTCCTGACTTCTGGGGTTGGGGGGAAGTCTCCTGTAACTAGCACACCATTCAGGGGCATTGCTGAGCGACTCGGTTATGTTTGCGACAAGTTGGGGGCCGTATTCAACCACACCTACAAGACCAAGCACCTGCTTAAAGTCGACGGTGGTTTGCACTCCCCTCCACCCATGATGGTCGAGGTGGTAGCTCAGGGTGTCTTGTCGCACTGGAAAGGCCTGTTGAACGCTGCCTTAGAAGAGTCCAACGGATTTTATGGGACGTACAAACTGCCATGGGACCAGGCCGTCAATGGTATCCCTGGGTGTACCTATTTCGATAAGTTGAACATGGCGTCTTCTGCAGGGTATCCTTGGAAGTGCCCCAAGAAGACATTGTTCAACCAAGATGCGGATGGCAAATACATCATCCCAAGTGATGTTATGCGTCGGATTGGGGAAGCTGAGGCTGCTTATGATGACGGCAAGCTTGCTGGCTATGTCTTTACCGCCAGTTTTAAGCATGAACCCGTGTCACCAGCGAAGATTTTGGCGCACAAGGGTAGGGTCATCTACGCAGGCTCCGTGGACTACTCCATGATGGTTCGCCGGTACTTTGGCACACTTATGGTCCACTTACAGCACAACCAGGAAGTGTATGGGTCTTATGTGGGCACGAACCCTGAAAGCCATGCTTGGGGGCGCCTCATAACCCGACTCAGTGAGCAGGGAAACTTGTTTGCTGGCGATTATTCCGGGTTTGATACTTCCGCTTTCTCCAGCCACATGATGCACACCGTATACGGTATGTTGATATCTATGAATGTATGGCTAAACGGAGATGGCGTACGCCCTGATGGCACTGAAGCGTTCACGCAGAGGGACATCAACCATATGTGGGGCCTCGCAGGTGATACTAGCTCCCCGATGATTAATTTCTTCGGCGATCTATTGCAGTATGAGAGCCTCAACCCATCTGGCCATCCACTCACCACCCCGTTTAACGGTGTGGGCAATGTGGTGTTAATCTGCTGTGCCTTTGTACAAGCTTCCTTTAGTAGGGACGGAGGAACGCTGGAGATCACTCCATCGCAGGTTGAGATGTACACCAAACGGTTCTTCGCCTGTGTGAAAGTGGCTGTGTACGGGGACGACCACGTTGTGGGCACAAGCGACGTCACCTTTGACTTTGTCACCTTCAAGGACAGCCTTGCTAAATTTGGGATTAAGGTGACGACTGCAGACTCCTCCAAAGGCGACGGCGACTACACGTTTTTGCCTGTGGAAGAGATCGACTTCCTGAAGCGGGCCTTTGTCACCGACGAATCGTTAGGGGTGGTTAAGGCCCCCCTACGTAAGGAGGTGATTTCGAAGATGTTCTGCGTATGGGTGACCAAACCCGGTGAGGACGAGGTGGAGCACGTCGCCTCCGTGCTACGCGCTATTAGCCTTGCAGCGTCGCAACATACGCGTGAGTACTTTGAGGAAGTCTCAGGCCACATTCAGGTCATAATTCGCGAGAAAGGGTATAACGAGCATGCTTTGTTCGGTGCCAATGGTTTGCCCACTTATGATCAATACATGGACGCCGCATACCATGGGATTGGGCTTCCCAACTACGAACAGTTCGTGGTGCCTGAACAAGGCTCCATGGATAGTTCAGAGTGAATAGCCCACACGGGAGCGAGGGGTGCGATGCTTTGCCATCCCCTTAAGGGCATATGATCTTGCCCCCTCTACGCCTCTTAGGCCTAGGCGGGCCTCTGAGTTGTAATTTAGTCTACTAGTGAAGTTAATAT